AACATTCGCAGAATTGCCAGGTGGAATTAACGATGTGAAACCTGTCATTAGCACGCACGCCATGGGCTATACCCCTCAACAGGTTTCGAAACCAAGAGATCCTTCACAGGTCAAACATGCTGATATATCAGATTTTTCGTGGCTATACAAATGAGCGTAATACATATATGCATCAGAGGTCCCAGAGATGCCAAAGATTGATTTAGACAGGCTAAGAACAATAATTCGAGAAGAGCTGTCAGCCACACTGACAGAAGGTGCTGATCATGACGCTGCATCCAAACAGATGACTAGTGCCACAAAACTTCTTAGCGCGCTAGAATCTTTTAAGGAAACTGCCAGTGAAAAGATTAAAGCAGAGCTTGGTCAGTGTGTTGAAGACATGGAAAAACTATTGAACAGGGTCATTGCTTCACCCATGCAGTACGTTGACACGGTGAAAGAAAAGGAACCTGCGGCGCCTAGTGGTGGTAAGAAAGTCACACTTAAGACCCAAAAGACTCAAGGATTGATGTAATATAACTTAGGGCCGATTCCCAGAATGGAATGGCAAGTAACATGGCAAAAGACAACCAGAATCTGTTTCAAAAATTAACTAGGCTTTTTAGAAGCGGGCCTGTTGTTCGCAGAAAGCTTAGAAATTTAGATACAACCGTCGCTGTCGCTGACAAAACGAAGAGTAGCGGTGCTTTACTCTTTCAAAAGTCGATGGCACCAACTTATGCCACGATTACAGCTAATGCCTATAACCTCTCAGAACGTCTGATGAGGTATCAGGATTTTGGTGAGATGGAATATACTCCTGAGCTTGCTGCTGCTCTTGACATATATGCCGATGAAACATGCGCGCAAGATGAAAAAGGCAGGGTCCTGCACATCTATTCTGACAACGAGAAAATAAAAGAAATATTAGAAGACCTTTTCTACAATACGCTTAACGTAGAATTTAATTTGAGGTCGTGGGTTAGGAACCTTGTCAAGTATGGAGACATGTTTCTTTACAATGATGTGTCACCAACGCATGGAGTTATCAACGCTTTTCCAATACCTGTTAATGAGATAGAGCGTGAAGAGAATTATGATCCTAACGATCCCATGGCTGTTCGTTTCAGATGGGTTACGCTCGGTAATAGAACGCTGGAAAACTGGGAGGTTACGCACTTTAGACTTCTTGGCAACGACATGTTCCTTCCTTATGGTTCATCAGTAATTGAACCTGCTCGTCGTATTTGGCGTCAGCTGATTCTAATTGAAGACGCCATGTTAGTGTATCGAGTCGTTCGTGCCCCTGAGCGTAGAGTTTTTTATATTGATGTTGCCAACATACCACCTGAAAACGTGCCAATGTACGTTGAGGAACAGAAGAAGAACCTACGCTCCAGCCAGGTTATTGACAGAACGACAGGTCGTGTCGACTTACGCTATAATCCTCTGTCTGTTGATGAAGATTATTTCATCCCTGTGCGAGGTGGTGAAAGTGGAACAAAGATTGACACCTTGGCAGGCGGTCAAAATGCAGCCGCTGTTGAGGATGTTGCATACATTCAAAAGAAGCTATTTGCCGCCCTCAAGATTCCTCGTGCATATCTTGGATATGATGAGGCACTGTCCAGCAAGGCGACGCTCGCCCAGGAGGATATTAGATTTTCGCGCACAATTAACGTGATTCAGAAGACGATGATCTCTGAACTCAACAAGCTTGCCATCATTCATTTGTATGCTAACGGTTTTGATTCTGAAGATTTGCAAAATTTTACTTTGAGATTGAGCAATCCATCAACAGTCGCTCAGCAGCAAAAGCTCGAATTGTGGAGATCAAAGTTTGAAATTGCTGGCTCTGCTCCTGAAGGGCAAATGAGCAAGGAGTTTATCCGTAAAGAGATCTGGGGCCTCAATGAAGAACAATGCATTGCAATAGATGAACAGCGCCTTAAGGAAAAGATGGTTGATCTTGCCATAGAGAATGCTAAAGCACCTGAAGAAGGTGGTGATGATGAAGCCGGCGGAGAAGAAGGTGGTGGAGACTTATTTGGTGGTGGTGAGGAAGGTGGAGAAGAAGGCGGTGAGGAAGGTGGAGAAGAGGAAGCCGGCGGAGAAGAAGGCGGCGGAGACTTATTTGCCGGTGATGATCCTGGACAAAAAGATCCTTACATGAGTCTACTAACGGCAGGAGATGATCTTGACGATGATGAAGATTTTCCTGTAAAACTTGGAAGCTTGAAAGATATAGAAGTGCCTGTTAAGGCCCAAAAGCAGCTTGACAAGGCTCTTTACAACAGGGGAAGAATAAAACACAACAGTCCTTCACGCACTCATATGCCTGATTTTCACAAGATGACGCGACATGATTCAAAATCTCTTTCTGATCCTTATGACAGGGAATTCATGAATTCGTATGTAAGGAATCCATTTGGTGAGTCTGTCACCACAAAAACAATGGTGAGCAGCGATGTCATGTCTTCCCTTAAGAGAATGTCAATGTCGTCAAAATTCCAACTGGCGCGCCCCGCGGCCGCTGCAGCAGGTTCGCAGGTATTGACTGAAAATTTCAACGAAGATCTTTCGGAAGCAGATGCAAAAGAATTTAAAGATGTATTTATCATCGACGATGATGGGAGTGACAGATGAGCGGAAAGAATCACAATAAGAAAAGAAACTCAATGCTTCTTTATGAGTTCCTAGTGCAAACTATTTCTAAATCACTCATCGATGACGATAAAAAGAGATCGTCCGTCGCCCTCAAGATATTAAGAAAGCACTATAAGCCGGGGACTCAGTTATACAAAGAGTTTCGTCTTATCAATTCTTTGGTCAAGACGACGGTTTCTTCAGAACATGTCGCTGCCTCAATATTGAAAGAAGCGAAAAGTGCAGTTGCGTCGACTGACCATGTAGCACTTGATAGAGAAAAATCTTTGTTGATTAGAAATATCAATCACAATATTAACGATGAAAATTTCTACGATCAGCACGTCAACGAATACAGGATATTCGCAACAATACAAACACTGATCAATGAATGGAAGTCACCTAACAAGGACTTGCTGAAGGTTGCACAGTATGAAGACCAGATCATGAAGTGGCTGGTCACTGAGAAAGAAAGTCCTGCAGAGCAAACAATCTCTGATGACACTTCGGGATCAGCCAGACTGCTTATGAAGGTCATGACGAAGAAACTCAATGAGAAGTACAATGGCGTTCTGAATGAGCAACAAAAAAATCTAATAAAGGCGTACGCCTTCTCAACGGCGTCTGATGATAAAACTTCAATAAGCTTGAAGCTGCAGGAAACAAAAGATGAGCTTTTACAGCTAATTGAACAATACAGTTCAGAAGTTCAGCAGAATGAATATATTAAAAACAAGCTAGCTGATGCGAAGAGTTGTCTATTGAATGAGGGTTTGAAGCTTGTGGATGATGAAACAGTCACAAGATTCATGCTGTATTCAAGATTGAAAGATGAACTGGAGTCGAAGGAGTAAGTTATGACACAAGATTTAAGGCTTCTAAATTCATATGAAGTTTTTGATTACACTCCTGAGATGATCAAGGAGTCTCGTGACAAGAACGGCGGAAAAGTTTTGATGAAAGGTATTCTTCAAAAGGCGGACACCCTCAATCAGAACGGTAGAATTTATCCGACAGCTGTTCTTGAGAGAGAGATTAGAAACTATCAAAAGTTTATTACTGAAAACAGGGCACTAGGTGAGTTGGATCATCCTGATTCTTCAGTCGTTAATCTCAAGAATGTGTCACACGTCATCAAAGAGGCGTACCTTGAAAAGGGTGTTGTGTATGGAACTGTTGAATTGCTTGACACACCTTCAGGAAAAATTTTGCAATCTCTCGTAGAATCTGGTGTAAAATTAGGTATTTCATCGCGAGGCGTTGGCTCCACAAAGAAGCAGGGTGACTATTATGTTGTTCAGGACGATTTTCAGCTAATATGCTGGGATTATGTCTCTGAACCGTCGACGCCAGGCGCCTTCATGTTACCTGAAGGAAAAACGATTAACTCTAATGAACTTCGAAATATATTCAACAAGTCAGACAGAATAGATCGCATCATAAACGACATACTGTCTTCAAGGAAGTGAGATACAAATGGCATTAAACAACCCTCCATCAGGAATATTCAGCGCCAGTGAGTTTCAATCTTCTGCTCTTCCGTGGGTTATATCAGGAACAACTTCAGGAACAACAGTTATCAAGTATTCATTTCCTAGAGTTACTAAGAACATAACATTTCACAACCTTGAATCGTCCACAAAGAAATTAAGAATAGGGTTTACTGAGAACGGTATCAATGGTGTAGGTGGAAATTATTTTTTCATGATTGACGCAGGCGATGTTGTTACACTAGATGCAAAGGTTACTGAATTATACATAAGAGCAGACGTTAGCAACACTATCTCCTTTAGCATATATGCAGGATTGACAACGATCTCTTCTGTTCAGATGCCTGTAATTACAGGTACTTTAGGTGACGGGTCGCAAGGTTGGTCAGGAGTTGGTTGATGAAGCTTTCCAAGCTAGAGCTTAAGCAAATTGTCAAAGAGTGCCTTCTCGAGATATTGAGTGAGGGCATTGGTTCTGTCACGCCTTCTTCAGGAAAAATGCCTGCTATAAGACAGACCAATACAACATCTCTTTATTCTGAAAAAGTCAGAAGTAATTCTGTTCAAAGAAAACCAACTCCTCAATTGCATGATGCAGTAAAAAGAGAGGCTGGCGGCAATAAGATTATGGAAATGATTCTTGCCGACACTGCAGCGTCGACACTACCTAAGATGCTTGAGGGTGACAGGACAGGAAGCGCGCCAACAAACAATGGAGTTGTTGAACAGGTCGTTGCAGCTGCAGCACCTGAAGATATTTTTGGTGAGGACGTTGCCTCTAAATGGGCAAACTTAGCATTTATGGATTCTTCACCAAAGAAATGAATAAATTCTTTTTGATGACATATTTACGTTTAGAATCACTTTGGAGCTAGCAAATGAAATTGACCAGCAGATTACTTCGTAAAATTATTGAGGAAGAAGTTGCCAAGTTTGGTGACATGGAATCCACTGAAGATCGAGCCAAGGATACCGAAGAGCTTGATGCCGATGAGTTAGGCAGCGATAAGGCGAAGGCCAAGACTATCGACTTCATGAAGGCCCTCAAAATTGAAGAGTCACGCTTACGTCGCCGGCTAGATAAGATTGCTGAGACGCGTCGTCGCCTCTCGGAAAAAGTTTGATACAGGATCAATGAGGAGGCACCACCATGGCATTAGAAGGTAAATCAGGAACACCAGGCTCAGGAAGGTATACAACATACACACCTCTTGAAACTGAAAGCAAGAATCGCTACGAAAAGCGTCTGGCCATGTTTAATAACAAAGCACCAGCGGAAAAAGGTCTTATTTATGTAGGAGATACTCCTGCAGCACGCGCACAAAAAGTTGTTGAGCGTGCTGTCAGTGCATATGAGCAGATTGACAAGGGCATATTTCCAGGTGGAGCAGATGAAGTCAACAAGAGTTTTGGGGGCGCCCCAGATATTACAAAAGTGACTTGGGCATCTGCAGGAGGTGCAGGCGGACCTGCAAATCCATATGCTCCCGACATTACATCACCTGGCCCAGGAAAGGCGCTTGGAACTGACAAGTCAACAAACCCTAATCTCTCAATATTAGATTTCAACAGGCCTAACGCTGCTACTGCTGCAAACACTGCATCACCTTCAACGGTAAGCGCTGCAAATGGAACTCTTCCAATTGGAACTTCATTGATTGGCGGCAAACCTGGTGTGCCAGGTTCAAGCAAGGCACCTGAATCAGGCGATGTAAATATTGTTACGCTTGATGAACCTGCTTCACCTCCTCAATGATAACACACAAGAATAATGGGAACAAAGGATATGTCAAAACAGCTTTATGAAGAGGCACTAGCCGACGTAAAAAAGTTGAAGGAGGTGGCTGAAGACAATGCGAAGCGCGCGTTGCTTGAGGCCGTCACACCCAGAATTAGAGACCTCATTGAAAATCAGCTCCTTGGAGAGTCTGAGGACGAAGATGATAAGCTTCTGATGGATGAACTTCCTCAGTTAGGTGCTGAAGAATTGGCACCGCCTGTTGATGCTAGTACGTCTGTTGGTGATGCTGATTCTGCCGCTGCTGCTATGTCGATGCCTGATGAAGAAGGCAAGGTAACTCTTGATCTTGATGCTCTCAAAACAGCATCAGGTGAGTATGAGCTAAGCCGCGAAGCAGCTGAAAAGTTAGGAATGCTAATGTCATCGAAGACCAACACCAATCTACAGTTTGAAGCAAAGCTTCAAAAGATTGCTGCACAGACTAAGTTGTTTGCAGCTGCGAGTAGAATAATTAAGGAATCTGCAGGCTATTCTGAACAGATTTCAATAATCATTTCTCAGGTGCGTGATATGTATCAGCACCTGCAAGAAAATATGCAGCATGCACCTAAGAAGGTGGTGTATGAAAAATTGCTAAAGAATTGTTACTCAACCCTCAAACAGCTCACGGAGCAGAAGATGAAAAAGACCAGAAATACTCTATCAGAAGCAGAAATCACCCTTAAGCTTACAGGTGTTCCCGATGATCTAGCCGACAAGCTCGACGACCTCGGCGTTGACCTGATCACAGGCGGCGGTGAAGAAGGTGAAGAAGAGGAAGAGGGTGGTGACGACGACCTCGACCTTGGAGATGAGGAAGAGGGCGGCGAGGAAGAGGGCGGCGACGACGACCTTGACCTCGGAGATGAAGAATCAGACGAAGAATCAGACGAAGAGTCGGAGGAAAAGATGGAATCACGTAGACTGAGCGATAACACGATTGTTGAAATTGATGAAGGTATGCTTCGTCGCGAGATCAGCCGCATGAAGGCCCTCCGCGAAGCCGATGAGACAAAGCCCGCAAGCTGGGGCAATGGTCCTGGCGATGTTTCTGATGAGTTTGAAGACGACGATCTTGGCGATCCCTTCGTCGACATTGACCTCACAACAGAGGGTGATGATCAGAAGGATGAGGCCGAGGAGAAGGATGAAGCCGATATGGACGAGCTCGATGAGCTTGATCAGGCTATGCACGATGAGGCCGAGGAGAAGGATGAAGCTGACATGGACGAGCTCGATCAGGCCATGAAGCAGATTCAGGATGAGGCCGAGGAGAAGGATGAAGCCGATATGGACGAGCTCGATCAGGCAGAGGACACCGAGGAATACGGTGGAGCTCGCGATGAGGCTCAGACACAGAAGCAGTCACGCCAGGCCGGCGCAACAGTTGAGTCTCTCAAGCGTCGTCTCGCTGCAGAGCTGAAGCTTCAGACTGAGGCCAAGAAGAAGGCACAGTCTGCAAAGAAGCAGCAAAAGGAAGCCCAGCAGAAGGCCAAGAAGAAGGCACAAGAAGCACAGCAGAAGGTCAAGCAGAAGAAGCAACAGGAGGCCCAGAAGGCCAAGCAGGAAGCTCAGAAGCAGGCCAAGCAAGCCAAGAAGATGCAGGAAGCATACGTCTTCTTCGCTACAAAGTTCAACGAGTCAGTTGCTCGTACAAATAAGATTAAGAGCGTCCTCGTAGAGGCAGCTCGCAAAGGTTCCATCCTAAATGGTGGTTCCTCACGGTCCGCGGTAGAAACCGATAATCTCCGCGCAAAGTTGGCAGAAACAAATCTGTTCAATGCAAAGCTGCTCTTCACGAACAAGCTCCTCCAGAATGAATCACTCACCAAGCGCCAGAAGGCCGAAGTGATTGAGCGTCTCGATGAGGCCCGCTCAGAGCGTGAAGTGAAGCTGGTATACGAGAGCCTTACCAAGGCCCTTCAGGGAACCACATCGCGTCAGCTGTCAGAGTCGACAGACCGCGGCGTCCTTGGTTCGTCCTCGCGTCCTGCACGTCCCGCATCAACCAACCTCAACGAAGGTTTTGAGGCTGATCGTTGGGCACGCCTCGCAGGCATTGTCAAGTGATTGATCAGATATAACCCAAACCAACAAAACAGGAGATTACGATGAAGTATTTTAGTTTAGATCAGTTAGCACAGGGCATCCGTGAGAAGCACGTCGGTGCCGAGCGAGCTCGCCTCACAGAGAAGTGGGCCCGCACAGGACTCCTTCGCGGCCTTGATGGTCAGCGTCGTGAGATGATGAGCCAGCTCCTCGAGAACCAGGCAGCACAGGTCCTCAAGGAGAGCAACGCTCTTTCAAGCGGTGGTGGCAGCCTCGCCGGATCAGGTCAGATCCAGGGCTTCAGCAA